ATACAGAATTAGGTGCATTTCTGAGTGTAACTACAGTAGATGAGAACTTAAGAGCAACAAATGGTGATATATCAATAGGTTTAGCAGGCATACCAAGCAGTTCAACCGGTTCAGAAGTAAATTATATACAACTAATACTGGACGAACCCATAAAAGGCGGTAATGTAACACTTAAAAGAGCATTTATGGACACAGATACTATGGAACTAAACACCAGTGACGTATATACTCGCTTTAAGGGTGTTATAACAAACTTTACAGTTGATGAGCAGTATAACTTTCTAAGTAAAAAGAACGATTATGGTGTAACAGTAAGTGTAGCAAGTATAAACACTATCCTCGAGAGTAAAATAACAGGACAAAGAACAGATCCTGTTGATAGACAAAGATTCTTTACAGATAAATCCTTTAATCGTATACCAGACTTGTATTTAAGTACATTTGATTTCGGTAAAGAAGGCACAAACGGTGGTAACTATAGCGGTGGTGGAGGCGGTGGTGGCACCGGCGGTAACGACCGTACAAGAGATGTAAGACAAAGATGATAATAAGAAAAGCCATACAAACAGATTGGCCAGATATAAAAAGGCTAATGATTGATTTTGCAAATGCTAATCCAGTAGAGGACTTACAGGAACCTCAGTACTCTGAGAAGCACACAGACGCTGTCTTACATACTTTATCAACACAAGGCGTTATGTTAGTAGCAGAAGATAATAATCGCGTAGTGGGTATGCTGTTAAGTTTAATACAAGGTGACATATGGTTACCTAATGTAAAAAGACTACACGAGATAGCATGGTGGGTAGAAGAAAAGTATAGAACTACCACAGCAGGTGCAAGACTACTAAAAGAGTATATAAGTATAGGTATAGATTTGAAAGAAGCAGGTCACATAACAAACTTTACACTGACTACACTAGCAACTACACCGGATATGAAGTTGCAGGACAGAGGTTGGCAAGCATGTGACTATAACTGGGTATGGAGAGGTAAGTAATGGTAATATTTTCAGCAATTGGAGCCGCAGTAGCAAGTGCAGTAGGCCTAACAGGTACTTTCGCCACAGTAGCAGGTATAGGTTTGAGCTTCGCAGGAACTGTGGTAGCAGGTGTTGTAGCCGCTGGTTTAGGATATGCAACAGCAAAAGCAAGTGGATTATATGACCTACCCAACATAGGAACAGGTGCTAACTTAGGCCCATCACCAGGTGTTAAAGTTCAAGTAGCACCCAGTACAGATAATAAAATAGGTATACCATATGGTAGGAACTTTATGGGAGGTCCTATAACAGATGCCGCTATAAGTAGAGATAATCAAACTATGCACTACTGTATAACACTAGGTGAAGCAGTAGAAGGTGCAACTTATGTAGTTAATGGTGTTTATAAAAATGCTGGAGAAATAACATTTAATGGTAATACTTGCGTCAATGTTATAGAACAAGATGGTAAAGTAAATGAAGACTTAGCAGGCGATATCCGTGTAAATGTTTATGCACATAAGAGTGATAACGCAAATACAATATTCCCTACAAGTGGTACAGGCGCAGGATATGGTGCGGCTGGTATTATGCCACACTGGACAACAGCAAACGAATACAATATGTCAGGACTGTTATTTGCAGTAGTAAGTATAGACTATGATGCAGAAAACGGTTTAACAGCATTACCTCCTATGACATTCGATGTAACTTGTAGTGTAAGCAATCCAGGAGATGTGCTAATAGACTATCTAAACAATAGCAGATATGGTGCTGGTCTAAGTAATGATATAATAGATGTTAATTCAATAACAGGTTCTGGAAATACAGCTCTAAAAGGATATAGTGCAGAACAAGTTACATATACTAACAATGTAGGTGCTAATGTAACACAGGATAGATATGCTATCAATGGTTATATATCCACTGCTAATGATGTTGCAACAAATATTAACAAAATATGTCAAGCAAGTGGTAGTTACTTTACATTTGATACTAAACAAGGTAAATTTAAGGTTATACCAAACAGACCCACAACAAGTACCTTTAGCCTTAATGATGATAACATAGTAAGTAAAATAGCAGTCACAAGTACAGAACTATATAGTGTATACAATGGTATAGAAGTAGTTTATGCTGATCAAAACAGAAGAGATCAAACAAATAGTGTGCTTATAGAAACACCTACAGCAGATAGAAATGCAAATGAACCTGATAATGTTGTAAAATACAGATTAGACCTAGTTAATGATAATATTCGTGCAGAAGCATTAGGCAATATAGATTTACATCAAGCTCGTAACAGTATGGTTGTGCAATTAGATACTGACTTCTCAGGTATGCAAATAGATGTAGGTGATGTAGTAGATGTAACAAATGAAGACTTCGGCTTTACAGCAAAAGAATTCCGTGTAATGAGAACACAAGAAAAGATAGATGAAGGCGGTATGATTACTTGTGGACTTACACTATTAGAATACAATGACTCAGTTTATGTAACAAGTCAACAAACAGAAACAGATGAAGAAGGTGGAAATGTGGATATACCAGAAATACCACCAGTTATAATACCACCTCCTAACATATTCAGTTCTATTATACCTGATGTAGATACTTTTGATGTATCTCCTTCTGGAGGAACAGGTGCAGTATTTACAGTATTTAAGGATGTTGTACATGCAAACTATAGAGCAGTATATAACACAACACCAGGATCAGGTTATAGTATAGGAGATACTATAACAGTTGATGGTAAGTATTTAAGAGGACAACCTGGAACACATAATTTAACATTCACAGTGGATACTATAGATGGCAGTGGTGGTGTGTTAAATCCAACAGGTAATGTGGCCGGTAATGCTATGGTGTTTGATGATAAAATATTTGGTAACTTTACCAGTAAGGAAAGCATAGGTAATATCGCAGTAGGTGGACAAATAGAAGACAAACCTGGAGATGCAAACACTTTAACAAATGCAAATACTTTACAGAATTTAATCACAACTAGAGAATTAGACTTTACAGCAGGAACAGGTTTAGAACCAGGTGACTATTCGTTTATGTCAGCAGGTGCTCCTATAGCCGGGCTAACTGCTAATGCTACAGCAAACTTTTCTTTTGTAGCAAATGTAAACATAGAATATGCTAATGGAACCGTACAAAATGAGAACTTCGGTGCAGTAGCCACAAACAGAGATCAAATACCTACTATTATGGAAGCAAACAAAAAGATAGTGATTGGTCCTGATCCTGTTGCAGGAAATATATCACTACAGGGTCTAAATACAGCAGATACATTTGGTGGATTAAGAGGATTCTTTGGTATGCGTTATGACATGTTAAGAATTACAAAAGGAGACATATTCTAATGAACAGGTATATACTATATCATACAGATACTGGCCATATAGAAAGTATTCTAAGTTTAACAGACAAAAGCAAACAAAAGATGCTGGACAACAATGACCATATAGCATTTATGCTGGGTAGTGTACCAGATGTAAACAAATACTGCGTAAATGTAGCCACAGACCCTCACACAATAGAATCTAAGCCAGCAGTAGTACCTGATGTAGACGAATATATCAGAGACTTAAGAACTAAATTACTTAAAGCATCAGATTGGACACAGGGTGCGGATTCACCACTATCAGACAGTAAGAAAACAGAGTGGCAAACATATAGACAAGCATTAAGAGATTGGCCTTCTACAAATATAGCAACAGATGTTGATTCAGTAGTTTGGCCTACTAAACCGGAGTAATGTATGAGTAATTCCTTAAAAAGAATAGGCTTCTTTAAGAACAGAGCACAACATCCTAATATGGATGGAATAGATTCTCCTACATTTAACGTAACCGAAACAGTTAGTAATACTATTGTAACATACGATATAGATACAAATAAACCAAATGCCACAATTTATTTTTCTGCACAAGGAACTATAGTAGGTAATGACTTTACAGATAGTGCCTTAACAGGAAATATATCATTAGATGCTAATGGTAATGCAAGTTTAGTAAGAACAATATCTTCAAACAATATAGGACAATCTAAATCCTTTAATGTTAGTATAAGAACAAACTCAGTAACAGGAAATGCTGTATATACAGGAAATACAATAAGTGTTATAGACAATGTACCTATAAGCAGTAATAACACTAACTACTTTAACAGTACTATTATAGCAAATGTAACAATAGGTAGTGATCTATACCGCATACAACAATATAGTGTAAACAGCACTATAAATGTTACACCAGGTTCAGGAAAACATGATGCAAATATAGGTGTCATAGCCGTAGGCGGTGGTGGCGGTGGTGGTTACGGTACTTTTGGAACATCCGGCGGTGGCGGCGGCGGAGGAGGCGGAGTCTATTTCGCAAATTTAACATTAGATGCTAATTTAACAACCAGTGTAGTTGCAAATATAGGTTCAGCCGGTGCAGTTGCAACAAATGGCGGTAATACTACAATTGATTTATGGAGTATAGATGCACATGGTGGTTTACTTGGAGAAAGTACATCAGGTGCTTCTGTAAGAGCAGGAGATGGTGGAGACACTGAGTATGGTAATATATTATCAGGTGGTGGTGGTAGTGGTGGACTATCAACAGCAAATGTTACATTCCCTTTTGGACATGGTGGTAATAGACCTAATTTTGGATATGCACAAAACGGTTATTTACATGAAGGTTTTAGATATTTTGTTTATGAAAACAGGAATTACACTCCTGTAACACAATCTAGTGTAACACCTCCCGGAGGATCAGGAGCAATATTTAATGTATGGGTAAATATAATTAAAGATACTGACGCAAACGCAAATGCGGCTACTTTTGAAGGATTGTTCTTAACTACAGACGGATACGGTGCTCCTAATAAAGGTTCTGGATATAATGTAGGAGATGTGATAGTTATAGACGGTGCAGACCTAGGAGGCACTAGTGGCATTAATGATTTATCTTATACAGTGGGTAATGTAGACGCAGGAGGCGGATTAGTTGGAATGCCTGGCTTCCCTACTTTCTTAATGAGCGAACCTCAAAATTATGATGTTGACTCTGTATCAGGTTTCACAAGTCCTTTTGATTTTAACTATGTAGATCCTAATTCAACCGGACACGATTCTATAGGTTCTAATACACAAAACATGTATTTTGGAGGAGGCGGTGGTTCTTCTCAGAATAATTTAAATGGTGGTATAACACATACCGGAGTAGGATATCAAGGTTCAGGGGGTAAAGGAGAACACTTCCGTAACACAGGTAGTAACCCTGATATGTTCCCAACAGCAGGTATAAGTGGTGCTGTACTCTTAAGATACAGAGTATTTGACGAATACAGATCCTTAGAATTATCTTAATTTGATAAATATAACAGTAATAAGCCTTATAGACCTCAGTTTATAAGGAAGTTCCCACAGGAGGCGATATAATGAGCGGTAGAGTTCTAGATTTCAAAAGTTACATAGGCGGTGCTGATAATGTAATTGTAGAAGAAATGTTCAAAAGCACACAAAAAGCATATACATATAATTATGGATTTGATATAACAGATTATACATTTGAAGCAGATTATCAAACTATAGTTGTAGATACAGTAACATATGACAGGGTCACAGGAGATCCAAACTTTACAGAATCCACAGTAGTTGGATATTTTGCAAATGCGGAAATAAGCTCATCACATATCAATAACACCTCAGCGGCGTCAGGCTTAGTTACATTTACAATCCCATCAAACAGGTATACAGGCAATGTTATACCAGATGCTCGTAGTAATGTAGCAATCACAGTAGTAAGATTTGGATGGACTGATACAGGTGCTACACCTAATATTACAGATTCACATAGATACGCAATAATTGAAAGATTTGAACCTGACTCTACAATAGGTAATCCTAGAGAATCAGCAGGTTTCACTTCTATAACATAGGAGTAAAACATGGCTAATGTACAATTAACATCTAATACATCTGTAATAACAGTTGATCAGGCTAACAGTAATATAACTGTTTCGTCAAGTTTATCTAATGTCACAGTTGCAGAAATAAAAAATCCTTCTGCAGTAGAACAAATAAAAAATAACGGTAGTCTTAACGGTAACATCACACTGGATTTAGACTTAGGAACTATTCAATCCTTAACAGCAGACGGTAACATAACAGGAATAACACTTGATAATATAGTAGCAGGACAAACTTGTACTATTCTTATAACGCAAGATACTTTAGGCGGTAGATATTTAGATACTACTACTTTTGCAAGTAATTGGACTTTATGGGAATTTGTAAATGACTTTACAACATTAGATACAACTGCAGATAATTGGAGTGTACTTAATTTATTCTTTGATGGAAACAAATACTATGCAAGTTTAGTAGTAGATACTATAGTAGGTATACCTAATTCAGATCTATCTAATAGTAATATTATAATAAACAATACTACTACAAGCACAAATAAAACATTAGAATTAGGCGCAAATACAACTTTAAGCGCCGATGCAATAACAGAAGGTAGTACAAATGTATTCTATACTGATGCAAGAAGCAGAGCGGCCTTAAGTGCATCAACTATAGCCGCAAGTGGTGGCGGAACATTTGGATATGAACCTTCTACAGGTTTAATGAGGTTTGCACCAGCAGATTTATCATCAGTTATAGAATTAACAGATTTAAGTGTAACACAAAATTCTGCCAGTGGCGCAGGAACTTTAGCATACAATAACAGCACAGGTGTATTTACATACACACCACCTGATTTATCAGCATCTGGCTTAACAAATGCTCAAGCACAATCATTTATACAAAGTAGTGGATTGACAATGACTGCTGATATTACTAGCAACAGTCTAATTAGCACAACAGGTAATTTAACTACAACAGGAACTTTAAATGTTGGTAGTAGTGCCGCTCAAACACATAACTTTACAGGTAATTTAAATGTTACAGGAAACATAGAAGTAAGTGGTAATTTAAATTACAGAAATGTAGAAGATTTATATGTAAGAGATCAAACTATTACACTAAATGCTAATGCAACTACAAATTCACAAGTAGACATAATATCAAATAGACCAGAAAGTACATATAATGCTAAATTAATATGGGACGAAGCACAAGATAAGTGGAAGTTCGATAACGGTGATAGTACTGAACACGATATGCTTACAAATAGTGCCGCAAGAGCACTAGTAAGTGTCACGCAGGCCAGTGCCAGTGGCTCAGGAACTTTAGCATACAATAACACCACAGGTGTATTCACATATACACCACCTGATTTAACTTCTTTTGGTTTAACAAACGCCCAAGCACAAGCCTTTATACAAAGTAGTGGCTTGACAATGACAAACACTATTACCAGTGATAGTCTTATAAGCACAACAGGTAATTTACAAGTTAATGCTGATACTACTATAAACGGACTAAAAGGTTTAACATTTGATAATACAAATAACTTCTTAGGATTAGGGACAACTACTCCAGGTGTTATGTTAGATGGCAGTAATGAAGATAGTGCTTTACATATTCAGTGTGTTGATCAATTTCACGGCACACTTACAATTGAAGAAGCAAGAGGCACAGGTTCTGGACCTGAAATTAATTTTGTTAAAGCAGGGTATGATACAGCAAATTCGGCTTTAGCGGCAGTGATAAGTGGTAACCGAATAGGTGAAATACACTATGAAGGTTATGATGGTTCAGCATATCAAGACAGACTTTATCACAATGCATTCGTAGACGGAACTGTGAGTTCTGGCACAATACCAATGGGTTGGGAAATTAGAGGTAATGGCCTAGGAACATCAACTAACAAGAGTATGTTCAAAGTCAGAGGTAATGGTGCTTTACAAGTTGGTATAATGAGCACAGATGATAGTTCTGTGGGAACAAATGCAACTATTCAAAGCGATGGTAATATATCTACGGCTGGTAAAATAGATGCTACTGGAACAATTACAGGTGGAACACTAACAGACGGCACACTTACAACTACAGCAGGAACCCTTACAGGTGCTACAAGTATAACATCAACAACATTCACAGACGGTTCGTTCTCAGTAACAGGCGGTAACTTTACTACTGTGGGTAGTATAGGCGCAACAGGAAACATAGAAACAAATGGAAATATAACATCCTATAGTGCTGGTGGTTTCATAGGTAACTTTAATGGTAATGGTTCAAACATAACTGGTGTAGCGGCGGCAACATCAACAATATCAGAACAAACAGATGCTGTAGTAAAAATATGTATAGCAACTGAAGATATATCAAAAGGAGAAGCAGTAGTTATAACAGGCGGTACAGGAGATAATCCTGATATAGCATTAGCATTATCCTCAAGTACAAGTCTTATGCCTGCATTTGGTATAGCATTAGAAAATATAACAAGCACTAACACAGGTAATGTAGCAATTTATGGTGTAATAGACGGTGTGGATACTACTGCATTTACAGTAGGTGACGAATTATTCGTAGATACTACTACACCAGGTGCACTGGCAAACACAGCACCTACTGGTGAAACAAATTTCGTACAAAAAGTAGGTAAAGTTATAAGAAGTAATTCTAATGGTATTATAACTATGCAAGGCGCAGGTAGAACAAACGCAACACCTAACTTAAATGAAAACAATATATTCATTGGAAATGCGGCTAACCGTGCAACAACAGTATCTCTTACAGGGCTAACACAGAACCTAAAAACAACTGGTAATTTACAAGTTAATCCAGATACTGAAGTAGATGGTCTTAAAGGACTTACATATGATTCTACAAATAACTATTTAGGTTTAGGAACTACTACACCAACACATGCTTTAGAAATTGT